ATATCTGTCAAAATATAATATCTGTCAAAATATAATATCTGTCAAAATATAATATCTGTCAAAATATAATATCTGTCAAAATATAATATCTGTCAAAATATAATATCTGTTCAAGTTCTGTTCAAGCTTTCATAAAACAAAATTTAATATCAATTTTACAATTCAAATATGCAACCTCGTCATATTCATCTCCATCGTCATTACATGACGATTCTTCCCATGTATTATTTACTTTTTCTTCATGTGTTAATATAAAATTATTCTCCACATTATTTGTCAAAGAATAATTCAAAAAGTAATTTTTAATCTGAATAATCTTATCAGAACTTAATAATTCAATATGAGCCAAATCAAAATATATTTTTTCTAAATTTGCTATCTTTGATAAATCACTCGTTGATGTAATAATTTCTTGACTAATATGGGATTCCCGACCTCTTGTATTTAATTTAGATTTTGTTTTGGCATAAATTTCATCAAGAGTTAGATTAATTTGATGCAATAAATTTGGATTAAGTCGATTAGTTAAGTCCGATTCAGATTGTAAATTTAAAAATTTAAGATAAGAATCCAAAAATTTTTTACCAAGATATTCACCAGATGAAATGATTATTTGAAATGGTATTAATTTATATTTCAAAACCATCTCCAACATACTCATTTCAAATTGGTCAAACATAATAATTTTAGATTGAGTATCGTTTAACCAATTATTAATTTTATCAACACTCTCAGTACGTTCAGCAAGATTATTTTCAACCCCTACAATATTTATAATACACATAAATAATTCTTTTGGATTGTACCATGAATGATATTCTTCTCCGCTATGAATAATATCCGATTTAAATATAAGCGCCTTCCCTTGATTCATACAATTTATTCTATTAGGAATATATTTAAGAGTCGATTTATTAGAAGCAAAGATTTCTTTTATCGAAGACAGATTTTTTGGCAGGTTATATTTAAGAGCCGTTTCAATAAAAAATGGATCTCCTTCAGGTCCATTTATTAAAACATCGTACTCTGATTGATTTGACTCATCAACTTTAGTCCATAATACAGTTGAACCTGTATAATTAGAAGCATCTTTTGACAAACCGATTAACATCGTATATTGTTGCTGAGATTCGTTATCAATCCTAACAAAATCTTTATGCGCATCGAAATAACCTCCATTTTCATATTTAATATAATCAAATTTAGAGGTACCTAAGGCAATATTATAGGATACATTTGGATTGGATTTTTTCAATATTTCGTATAACAATGGACTTATATTTTGATTAACAATATCAGATAATCTTTTATCATCAAATGATGATTTTTTAGAAACCCTACGTTCTGAACGAACAGTCTTTTTCGATTCAAATGAATATATATTAGCATCTGCGGACGAAGATTTATACGGGGTTATTATAACGTTGAGTGCTGATACAAGTTCTTCACATAATTCGAATTTTATAAACGGTGGAAATATTGATGTCATAATGATATATTGTTATTATATATATACTTTTATGTAATAAAGTAAATAAAATTTGATAAATATATTATTTATTAAATTTTATGTAATAAACTAAATAAAATAAAATTTGATAAATATATTATTTATTAAATTTTATGTAATAAACTAAATAAAATTTGATATATTTTTTATCTAATCATATACTTTTTATATTAAAGTAAAATTATATTAATTCAGATAAAGATGGCTTTCCCAGGGATTCTCATAGTAAATCAGAATAAGACATATGGTAGAAATTCTAAAGGAAAACTCTTATACAAATGTATACCAGATGACCAAACATTGGGTCATATATTAATCCCATATGAAATAAAAAATATGGGGTTCAATAAATACTTTAAAAATATGTATATTCTCTTTAATTTGATTAATACTGATAGAACTGATGATTCTGATAAAGTACATGGAATACTCATTCAAACGATTGGACCGGTTGATATCAAGACGAATTATTATGAATATCAATTGTATAGGAAGAATTTATTCCATTCTATCCAACCATTCACAAAGAGGACCCAATCAGTATTTAATCAATCTTCTAAATCTTCTCAATCTACTCAATCTACTCAATCTACTCAATCTACTCAATCTACTCATTCAGAATGGATTGATATTATAATAAAAAAATATCCTCTCATACAAAATCGTTCCTCGTATAAAGTATTCTCTATAGACCCTTCAACCAGTTTGGATTATGATGATGCATTTAGTATAAGTCAAATAGAACCGGATAAGTTTATGTTGAGTATATATATTAGTAATGTAAGTATTTGGCTAGAAATATTATCATTATTTGAAAGTTTTGGAAAAAGAATATCATCTATCTATATGCCCGACAAGGTTCATCATATGTTACCAACTATATTATCCAATAATATATGCAGTCTTAAAGCAAATCAGGATGCGATTGCCTTTACAATGGATATCAATATAAACGATAAAGGAGAAATTCTTTCAATCGCATATCTAAATACACTTATCACTCCCTATCGTAATTATTCATATGAAGAAACAAATTTATTAGAAGACCATCATTATGCGATGTTAAAGTCAGTAACTCTTTCTCTGTCATCAAAGTATAACCTATTACCTTTGATAAAAGATTCGCACGATGTGGTAGCTTACCTTATGATATTGATGAATCATAATGTCGGAAAAAAATTATTATCATTTGAAACGGGTGTATTTAGAAGTACAAATAAAATTGTCCCAACGAATATCATACCTGAAATTGTACCAGATGAGATAAAAAATTTTATCTCCATATATAAAACAAATGAAGGTGTTTATAAAAATTATGGTTCAGATATCCAGCATGAATCGTTGGGTTTAGATGCGTACGTTCATATAACTTCACCTATTCGCAGATTATGTGATATATTAAATCTAATAATCTTTCAACAAAAGTTGTCTCTTATAGATTTTTCTCAACCTGCATTAGATTTTTATACGAAATGGACCCTAGAAATATCTCATATTAATACCGATTCTAAATCTATTCGTAAAGTTCAGAGAGATGCATCTATGTTAGATTTATATTCAAATAATCCTAAATTATTTGATGTGAATTATGATGGATATTTTATAGATAAAGCGATTGTAAATGATTCTTATAAATATACAGTGTATATACCAGAACTAAAATATATATCAGAATTTAAATCAATTCTATATTTTGAATTATTTGAAAAAAATAAATTTAAGTTATATTATTTTGAAAATGAATCTACGTTTAAAAAAAAGATAAGGATTGGGATTTTATAAAAAAATTGAAAATATTATTATATTATGATTATTACTATTATATATAATCATAATATTCTCTTTAATTGATTTCTATAATCAATCACTCAAAATGGCTTTAAATTTGCTCTCTCCTGGAACAATCATTCGGATTACAACGAATATTAAACCTTCTACTTCAAAACCTTCTTCCAACCCTTCCAGATTGGAGCGATCCATATCAAATTATGGGTACAATGATGCTAATTTTGTTCCAACTGACGGAGGTGAATATATTGTGTTTAACCCTTTGAATGGGATCATATGTAATTATGCAGAGCCATCTACGATGATTGGATTTAATCTAACTTTTAATTCTGAAAAAAATCAATATTATTATACGGTGATGCAGAATAATTTTTTCCCGATAAAGTGCAATGTTGAAATTATCGGAGAAACAAATATCGATTCACTTCAACTGAAACATGCACATCTTGGAATAGTACAGTTTGAATTGATAAAATCGGATTAAGATTATAGCTTTTTTTATCATAAAAAATTGATTTATATACGATATAGCATATATACAAATTATTAAGTTTAATTATATATGATTAGAGAATGACTTCCAAGCAATTAGCTCGTGTTTCTCAAGCTGTAACTGTTAAATGCAAACAGATGGTTGAAAGTGGAAACATATTCTGTGCAGCTGTAGTGCCAGAATTTGATGGAAATTATGATTTTTTAAAGCAATGTCAAAATGTTATGCATTCCAGTAAAAATCGTCATATTGCAAAATTATTTACCTCAACGAAAGTTAAACCATTAACAAATACTGAAGTATCAAATACTGATGATAAAGATGGCGGTGATGGCGGTGATGGCGATAACTCATCTCGAGCTGTAACAGAAGTAATCGCACCATTAGACCCCGTGATTATATCTGTATATGTTCCAACTGAATTAGAATCAAAATTAAGTGCAAGTGATTGGTTCAGAGGTGTTTCGAATGTAGAACCAGAAAGCGAGTGTAGACTGGAGGATGGGGTCTTTCTTTATGGGTTAATCCATGACGAGTTTCCTTTCAAGTATCAAGATGTATTAGTAAGTAATAGTTTTGCTATGATAAAAAAACTAGGTTTGTATGTGGAAGATTTAGAAGAAACAGTAATGTATGAATTTGAATAAAACTATTTTTTTTATAAAACTATTTTTGATTTAATTTTTAAGATTTTATTTAGATTGCTATCGCTTTTCGTACAACCAAAAACAATGTATCAATAATACCATTTTTTTTTAGAAACTCAATATCAACCCCTCCTAATGAATTCATCAGAATATTTTTTACTATGGAACTAATTTCGTCCAGTAAATCTTGCTCGGATTTATCCGAGTTAAATGGGTAAGATTTATTAAATATTCCTATAGCAGATTCTGCAAAACCATTTGGTGCATTAATCAACATCTTTAATTGGATATTAGGTTTCTGTTTTGCAAATGATATTTGGGCTTTTTCACTTAAACTTTGGAATAATTGTGAATTTGGTTCGGTAGCTTGTGCTAAGAAGTTATCTACAATTAAAGTAATTTTATCAAGATTCGTATAAAAATACTTTACCTCCTCGCACATTGGGAAATGCTTAGCAATATTTGGATTTTCTGCATATTGCAAGATACGTTGCATCTTATTTTTTTTTAATTTATGAAGGTCATAATATGGAGTAGTTTTTATTTTATTATAATTTAAAGTACCATTTTCTGTTGGGATTTTCGAATATGAAACAAATCCTTCATAATCAACAATCTTAGAAGAATTATCATATAGATTATTCGGAGGATGTCGAGAATAAAACTCTTCTTCAGTAATTTCTCCATATATTACCAAATGAAGACTTCTTAAAAGGTCATTTATTTCATTGGTGTGGGAGACATACCAGTATGCCGGTTCAGACATTCCAATTTGATTGATTTGATTAGAAAACTCATAATGGGGATAATAACGGATATCCGAATCGTTTGCAAATGATACTCCAAGCACCGTAATCGAACTCTCATCGTATGATAATGCGAGTTCTGTATGAACCAATGCACCTTTAAACACGGAACGCCTATCCTTGCAAATTGATTCCATACTAAGAGTAATAGAATCTCCTCCACCTCCTCCTAATGCATCTCTTATAGAACTAATCAATTTATAAAGATTGGTTAGGACGATTTCTCCATCTTCTTCAAATGCCTTTATATAATCACCATCTGTATATCTTGATGCGAGTTTGTCATCTCCCATTACCAATGAACTGAGTAAAGCATTCACCGTATAATCATGCATTCCAATTCCTACCAAAATAGTAGATTGAGTTGAAAATACTAGAAGAGGGATATTCATTCTATCACACATTTTCATTATACATTTTGCTAATAAATCATCTGATTCTGAAATAAACGCTTTCATATAAGCTTCAATTGTTTTATCATTATAAAGAGTACATCCCAGGAGGGAACCATCTTTCTTAAAACTAAGTGCATACTCATTTGAAAGTTCCTGATTGAATAACAGTTGGGAGATAAACTTTATCTGGTCTTCATCAAATTCAATCATATTTGACATAACCTGACTAATTAAATCATCTCGAGATGACTCTGTATGAGACGACTCTGTATGAGACGACTCTGTATGAGACGACTCTGTATGAGACGACTCTGTATGAGACGACTCTGTATGAGACGACTCTGTTTGATTAATATCATCCACATTCATATTATCAGTCTCTGTAATTCCATCAATAACATGGAGACTTGTTAAAGCTTCTGTCCCACGTTCTAATAGAGACTTTATACAAACCCATTCATCTGAATCATTCAACCAAAAACTTGTCCCCCTCGTTTGACGACTCCATTTCGGTCTCCATAATCGATTATGTTCTAAATAATTCATTCTGAGAATTCGTGGATCATTATGTGAATCTGTAATTCTATAGGACTGGCTACCAATTGTATCCTTCATCCCTTTTAATCCAAATTTCTTATACAAATAATTAACATAAGTTGTAATCGTCATATCATCTGTATTCGTTGGGGAGAGGTTTTGAGAAAAATATTGGATAATAGGTTCAAGGGTTTCTGTCATCGATTCGAATCCAACCGAATGTTTAGGATTCCATCCATATTGGAAAACAAGTTGAGGAATATAGGTGGGTAAATTTTCATTAGAATTATGAGTATATACAGAATCTAAAATTGTCAATCTGATATCGCTGTCAATCCATTTAACAGGAGTTCTGTATGAAAACAATCTCGTTAACTCTTCTTCCATCATCCCATTTTTCTCAGCATCTATTGTGGTGTATGGTGTATTTCGCACACAATCAATTGCAATTATAAATGCCTTTGATATATTATCAGGCATACACCTATCAATACCCGCATAGTAAAGAATGCATGAATCTATAATCGGAATACGTCCCTGAGAAATTGCGATACTAATACGTTTACGAATTTCATCATTTACAACCTTACTAAGTTTCAAAGTACGATAATTATTATGTACTGATGCATATTCTGCACCGGTTGGACGAGGTGAACTTAAATTAACTCGAGTACGTATTGCGGTAAGATTTGCCATAATTTCATCTCGTGATATTATAACGAATTGCGATTCCTGAAATTGTGTACGTAAGAATGGTAGTAATTTATTCTGAATAAATGTAGTCTTACCCGACCCACTTTGTCCTCGAATAAAGAAGGCAATCGTTGAGAAACCATTATCTTTTATATAAGATGCGTTGAATGGGGTCATAATAAATTCATTATACGAAGGTCTCGATTCTAGCCAAACTTTATCTGATTCAACGGATGAAAATTTTGATATTTTACCAAATGTATCGCCATATGATAGACATTCTGAAATATTTTTAACCTCCAAATTTTCTAGTTGAGAGATCGTTCTCCGTTGGCGACTCCATCCATCAGTCTCTGTTGAATGGTACGAACACATATGAGTACCAATTGATCTACATATATCCGCCCAAACTTTCTTTCCACCAATTTTTTCATAAAGTTCATCCCCTCCATATTGAGAGAGAATCGCTGCTCCATACGACCCATGAAATGGATAACCTAAATTATTTCCAAATATACACATGGTATTAATTTTACCAACATCGTGAAATAGTGCTGTTAATCCTGCCTTCATACAATCTTTATCTGTATTCACTGCATGAAACATTGATATAAACATTGCCATTACAGAATGCTCAAATAAACTTTCTTCATGAAAATTACACGATGTATGAGTTTGTGATTTTTTATTAGGAAAAGCAGATGGCAAACCTGCACATGGCATATTTTGATGATAATGTTCTTGTCGCATCAATTTTAATAGGTCTAATAATTTTATTTTGACCATACAATTTTGCGAGGACAAATAATGAATAGGACAATCTAGGATATTTTTAATCGATACGAGCCCAGATATTATCGATTCATAATTTTGACTGTGAATAAGAATAATATCGGGGAATCTTTTATAAGAGATAACTTTCTCAACGAGCATTCTGAATGCAATGCCCGTATCAACATCAACATCGTCGTTTGATGAAGAAATTATTTCATAAAATTCATTACTTAAATTGGTAAAAGCCATCTCTATATAAACTTATACTTTATTCCTTTATAATTGATTAAATCTATTATATCTACAATTTCAATTTTTTATAAAATCTTAAAAATTGATTTATTATTAACATCTATAATACAATTCTACATACGATATTCTACATACGATATTCTACATACGATATTCTACATACGATATTCTACATACGATATTCTACATACGATATTCTA